CACCCCTGCGCCTGCTCGCTGGATTTCGTTGTCGTCGCGCAAGCGGCCGCACCTGCTTAAGGAAACCTCATGCCCATCACCTCCACCGACCTCAAGTTCCGCCTCTCCGGCGGCGCCGCGAACAGCGACCCGAACGCCAGTTTGGGCGGTGCAAAGAGCAGCACCGAGATCGGCACCGGCCTGCACAACCTGTTCGACCAGGTCGGCAGCGCCGAAACCACCTCGGGTGATACCGAGTACCGCTGCTTCTATGTGCACAACGCGCACGCAACGCTCGCGCTCGAAAACGCCGTCATCTACATCCAGAGCAATACGCCCAGCGGCGACACCAGCGTTGAAATCGCAGTCGGCAGCGCTGCGGTCAATGGCACCGAGCAAACCGTCGCGAACGAATCCACGGCCCCGACGGGGGTGACGTTCAGCAGTGCCGCGAACCTCGGCGCCGCCCTCGCGCTCGGCAACATCCCCGCTGGCCAGCATCGGGCGGTCTGGGTGAAGCGCATCGTCAATGCCGGCGCCGCCGCTTACAACGATGATCAGGCGACTCTGCGCGTGCAGGGCGATACCGCCGCGTGACCGCCATGACCATCGAGCAGATCAGAGCCGCCATCCAGGCCGATCCGGCGCTGCTGGCGCTGGCGCGAGCCGACGTGCCAGACGAGGCCGCCATCGCCGCCGCTCTGCCGCCCGGCATCGCGCTGCGCGAGTCATTCGTGACCGAGCGCGGCGTGGTTGCTGCACTGGGCGTGCTCGACGGCGAGCAGTTTCTGACCGCGCTTGAGTCGTTCGCCGGCGCAGCGCTGACGAGTGAGCATCCGCTCGCGCCATATCAGCCGGGCATCGCGCGGCAGCTTGCGTGGCTCAAGCGCGACGGCATCGATGTCGGCAGCACGCCTGCGCGCGACTTGCTCGATGCACTGGCTGCGGCGGGCGTGATCAACGCCGAACACGCTGCGGTCATCAAGGCGCTGGCCGAGGTGCGCACGCCGGTGGCGGATATGGATGTGCGCCGCGCGATCTGGAATGACGATGGGAGCCGTGCAGTATGAGCAACACGACACTGACCTCAACCGTCCACACGCTGGTCGCTGCCGGCACCAGCAACGCGGCAGGGGCGACTAAACGCGGCACCGCCGACATGCGCGGTTCGCTGGGCGGATTCCTGCAGCTCAAGATCACCAACGGTGCACCCGGCCCGACGGCGCAGTGTGAGGGCCGCGTGCTGGTCGCGCACACGACGGGCACGACTCCGGCCGCTGCAAGCGCCGGCGCCGACTGGAAAACCATCTGGCGTTTCGGTGGCGGCACTGCGAACAACGGTGTGACCGAGTCCGGCGCCATTGAAGTGCCGTTCGGCGCTCAGCACGTCGAGGTGGAGTTCACCGGCAACACCGGCCAAGCCGTCACCGTCGAAGCGGTGATGACGAAGGTCGCGAGTGCGGCCACCGCATAAGGCTCGCGCGTGACCTTCATCGCTTACCCCACCAGCCGCGCAGCGCAGCCTCAGGGCCGCGTTACGGTCGCCAGTCAAGGCGACTGGCGCTTCGCGCTGCATGCGCCGTCGCTCGATGGTCTGGTCGACGCGCTGGGCAACCCGATCGCTCTGCAGGGGGGCGGATGGATATCATGAAAGCGTCGCCGCGTGGCGGCGCCATATGGCCTCGGCTATCTCTCCCAGGCGCACAACGAGGGCGACGGGGGTTTCGTGCTGACCAACGGCGGCGCGATGATCGAGCGTGCGCAAGGCACGCTGTTGCTGGTCGGCAAATGCAACGAGTTCGGAAGCGCGGAATATTTTGGTCTCGACGCGACGAATTTCCGGATCGGCCGCGAGGCATCGGCGACGCAGACCGTCGTCACCATCGGAAACAGTATCTGGTTCGCCCCGGTGTCGTCCGAGAACACCATCTGGGACGGAACCGTCACGGTGTTCCGCTGGGGGCCGTCCGGGCGCGAAATCTGGAAGTCGGGCGTGCTGATCGCCAGCACGGCATCTGCGCCGGGCGCGTCTGCGCATTCGGGAAACCTGACGATCATCGGGGCTGACACCGACAGCGACATCAACATCGGCATGCTCGCCCACAGCCCGCAATGGCTGGACGCGGAGCGGCTGTCGGTTGATCCGTGGTCGATATTTAAATCTGGTGCGCGCCGTCTGTATTTCGACGTGCCGGCCGGCGCGGCAACCGTGCAGACGGACGGTACGATTCGATGGTCGCTCGTCTCGTCGGTCCAGGCCGCACAGGCGCTGCGCTGGTCGCTGAGCGCTGCCGTGCAGCGCGACACCTCGCTGCTGTGGTCGCTGCTCAAATCGGTGCAGTCCGACAGCACCGCGCGCTGGTCACTCATCAAGGCCATCAACGCCGATGCAGCCCTGCGCTGGAATCTCGTTCAGGTCGTGCAGGGCGATGCGGCGCTGTCCTGGGCGCTGCTTTCCGCCGTCAGCGCCGACAGCGCGCTCGCCTGGAATCTGGCCGGTGCCCTCGGGGTGGTGTCGTCCGAACTCGCGCTGCGCTGGTCGGCGCTTGCGCCGGTGTCCGTGTCAGCCGATCTGCACTGGCACCTGCTCAACGCTGTGGCGCATGACATCGCGCTGCCCTGGAATGCAGTGCAGGCCATTGCCGCCGATGGCGCGCTGCGCTGGTCGCTGGTGCAGGCACTGCAGGCCGACCTCACTGCCGCCTGGCGCATGGTCACCGCCGTCAGCGCCGACAGCGTGCTCGCCTGGGATCTGGCCGCCGGGCTCGGCATCGTCGCCGCGTCGCTCGATCTGCGCTGGTCGCTCATCGCTCGCGTGCAGCAGGCCATCGAGGCGCGCTGGTCGCTGCTCGCCTCAGTCGGTGCAGATGCCGACATGCGCTGGGACATCGTGGCCGGCGTGGTGCGCGAAGTCACCCTGCGCTGGGATTCGGTTGCCACCCTGATCGCCGACAACGCGCTCGACCTCAGCTGGTCGCTGATCGCCGCATCCGAAACCGATCTGCTCATTCGCTGGCAGGTCGGCGAGGTGTTCGACCTCGTCGTGCGCAAGCGCTTCGTGTCCGGCGCCGCCACCCGTCGCATTTTCACCGCGGGTGCCAGCACCTGCAGGAGCTTCGTCGCATGAGCACCGCCGCAGCCCAGTGGCCGTTCAAAGACCCGAGCGAGGCATTCGCCTGCGCGTTCGATTTCGCGCTCGAGTTGGTCGAGGGCGAAACCATCACCGGCACGCCGCAGATCACCGTCGCTGTGGTTGCCGGTACCGACGCAAGTCCATCGAGCATCAAGTCCGGCGCCCCGGTGATCGACGGCGGCCGAGTGCTGCAGCGGCTGGTCGGTGGCGTGGCCGGGGTCACCTACAGCCTCACCTGTCTCGCCACCACCAGCGAGGGCAACACGCTCGCGCGTGCGGCCATCCTGCCTGTCGAAGTCGCAGCCCGGTGGAATGACTACCGCCGGACCATTCCGCCCATCACCACCTGAAAGGATTAACCATGAGCGCATTCATCGGTTCCGGCGTCGTCAGCGTGACGCCCTACGTCGCCGGCACGGCATTCGACTCGCTCACCGGCTGGGAGGACGTGGGCAACGTCTCGGCCCTGAGCCTGAACGTCACCGAAAACCGCCAGGAGCTGCGCAACTACCGCACTCCGGCCGGCGGCGTCTATGCCTCGGCCGCGCGTGTCGAGAGCGTCAGCATCCAGATGGATTTCCGCGACTTCAGTGCCGAAAACCTCGCGCTCGCGCTGTGGGGCACCGGTACCACCGCCACCGGCGTCACCACCATCGAAGCGCTGATCAACAGCGCGCCGCTGGTCGCGATCAAGTTTGAGGGCGTGAACGGTGTCGACGGCAAGGACGTGGACGGGAAGTTCTTCAAGGCCCGCCTGTCGGCCCCGCAGAACATCGGCCTGATCGGCGACGACTTCGGCACCCTGCAGATCACCGCAACGCTCGAAGCCGACACCAGCATCACCACCGCTGGCAAGTCGCAATACTTCCAGCTGCTGGTCGAAGACTGATGGCCGCGGTTCGCGATGTTCAGGTCGGCGCGCGCGCGGTGAAGGTGCGCGAGCTGACCGTCGGCGAGGTGCGCGACTGGCTCGCGTCCATCGAGCAGGGCACCGCGCTGGTCGATGCGGCCGGCGAGTACGTGTTCGACGACGCCAGCGTGCAAGACCTCGCACGCATGTGCGACATGCCGCTCGCGGATTTCGACGCCTTCGCGCCGAGCGATCTGGAGCCGATCCGCGAAGCCGCGCGCGACCTGAACCCCCATTTTTTCGCACTTCGGGCGGCAGTCGCCGCCGCTCAGCGGTCGCTCGTCCGCCGGGTGCTGCAGCCCGAGATATCGAGCGCAGCGCCCTCGCACTCGTGACGCATGGGCACGTCGGCGTCATGCAGTACCCGTGGCGCATGTACCTGATGGCAGTGGAGACGCATTCGCGTGGCAACCAGTGATGTGGAAGTTCGGCTTGCGCTCAATGCCATCGGCTTTCAGCGCGGCACCCAGCAGGCGAAGGCCTCGGTCAAGGATCTGGGCGGCGAGCTGACGCGGTTCAAGTCGCTGGCGGCCGGTGCGCTGTCGTTTGCGGGCATCGGTGTCGGTGTGTCGGAGCTGATCCGTGCGGCCGACCAGTACGGTCAGGTGACGGCGCGGCTACGTCTCGCCACGAAAGCCACCGGCGACTTCGAATCCGTGCAGCAAGGCTTACGGCGTGCGGCGGAGGAAACCCGCGCGCCGCTGCAGGACACGGTGAATCTCTACGCCCAGATCGCGCCCAGCCTGCAGGGCATTCTCAGCTCGCAGGAAATCATCGGCGTCATCACCACGGTGAACCAGGCCATCGCGCTGTCCGGATCGAGCGCAGAGGGGTCCAGCGCCGCCCTGGTGCAATTCACCCAGGGCCTCGCTTCAGGCACGCTGCGTGGTGAAGAGCTGAACTCGATTCTGGAGCAGACGCCGGCACTTGCAGATGCGCTGGCGGAAGGTCTTGGCGTTTCGCGCGGCCAGCTTAGGCAACTGGGCGCTGACGGCGAGCTGACTACTGAACGTCTGATCAAGGCGCTGCAGAAGGTGGCAGGTCGAGTGGCGGACGACTTCGGTCAGCTTCCGGTGACGGTCGGTCAGGCGATCACGCAGCTGCAGAACGCGTTCGTGACGCTGGTTGGAACGTTCGACCAAGGAACCGGCGCCACAAGTGCCCTGGCTCGAGCTATCCAGTTCGTATCGAAGGGTATAGAGGACTTCGGAAAATCATCTGACGTGCTGCGCCCCGTTGTGGAATTCACCGTCGATGCAATTGATGGCGTTGCACGGGTTTTCCGCATCATCGGTACCGGTCTGGCCGGCTACACGGTAGCGATTAAGCAGGCCCTTTCCGGCGATCTCGAAGGGGCGGTCGAGACGTACCGCGAGATCGGTCGACGCGTCGATTCGATCCTGCAGGAGCCGCTGGCAGCGGAACAGAACCGTCGAGCTGAAGCCAAGAAGGGAGCTGTCGATCGCCTTCAGATTGAAAGCGATCTGGCGAAGAACATCGCTCAGCTCGAAAAGCTTCGCGCTGTGGCGGCCGGTACCGCATCGGCCGATATCCTGAAAGACGAGGCAGCCACCGCTGCGCAGCGAAACAAGATTGCTGCGGAGAGTGTGAAAGAGCGCCTGAAGGGCGAAGAGGCGCTGGTCGACGCGCTGCGCAAGCAGTCGGCCGAGAGTCTGAAGGACGCCGCCAAGGCGCGCGAGCAGGCCACCGGCCTGCGCACCTCGGGTGCTGACGCGGCCACCCGCCTGCAGGATCGCGCGGCCGAGCGCCGCAATCGTGGCCTGAGCGATCAGGAGCGCAGCGATATCGCGCAGCGCGACGCCGGCAACCTCACCTCGCGCGCCACGCTGCGCGCCGGTGACGCCCTGGCTGCGGCCCGTGCCGGCGATCTGGTCAAGGCCGCCAGCCTGGCGGAAGAGGCCACCAAGCTTGCCGCGCGTGCCGAGAAGGCTGCCGATGCCATTGCCGACGACGATGTCGCCGCCCGCGCGCTCGATGAGCTGGCGAAGGTGCAGCAGCGCATCGCCGAGTCGCAGGCGCAAGCGAAAGAGGCCGAGGCCGCCTCGCTCGAACAGCAGGCCGCCACCCAGAACGAACTGCTTGCCCAGGCCGAGCAGCGCATCGCCGCGCTGCGCGTCGAGATGGCCAAGCCGGTCACCCTCGATCTGGACATTGCCGAGGCGGAAAAGAAGATCGCCGCGCTGCGCGACCAGCTCGCGGGCGTCACCGGCAGCGCCCAGGCGCCGGCAGCAGCGCCTGTCGCCGCCGCACCCGGCTTCGCCGCGGGTGGCTACACCGGCCCGGGTGGCAAGTTCCAGCCGGCCGGCATCGTGCATGCCGGTGAGTTCGTGCTGCGGCAGGAAGTCGTGCGTCAGCGCGGAATGATGCAGTTCCTGTCCGGCCTGAACCGAGATGGCGTGCGGGCGCTACGCGGGTATGCCACCGGCGGCCTGGTCGGCAATCTGGCGGTGCCTGGCGTGCCGGCAGCGAATGCGCGCGCGATGCAGCCGGCGAATTTCCATATAGAGGGGCTCGGCGTCGTGCCGGTGGAGATCGAGCGCGCCACCGCTGACACCCTCGCCAAGCAACTGCGCCGCGTGGCGCTGAGAGCGGGGCGGCGATGAAAACACTCGAACTCGGCGGCGTGGTCGTGCCGGTTTCTGCGGCGCTCGGTCTGCAGCAGCAGATCAGCGTCATCGGCGGCGCCAGCGTGCTGCGCATGATGAACGGCGCGGGCCTGAAACAGACGCACTGGCAGCGCCTGGCGGTGAGCCTGAGCGGCTCCGGCTGGGCGCCGCTCGGCCTGCAGTCGCTCGACTACTCGGCGCCTCTCACGCTCAAGTGCGGCCTGCCGCGCGTCGTGCGCTCGCAGTCGCTGTTGATCGCGCTGCCGGTCGGGCGGCGCAGCGACGCAGGTTATGAGCCGTTCGCCCGCGCTCACCTGGCAGACGGCCGCGAGGTCGCAACGCCTGTTTCGATCGCAACACACACCGCGACGGTGACCGCGGTGGCTGGCGCCATCAGCTACGCGGTCTGGTACTGGCCGCAACTCACCGTAATCGCCAGCCCGCCAGACGAGACATTCGACCAGGCCTCGGGCGACTGCTCGTGGTCCATCAGTGCAGAGGAACAGTGACCGATGAAGGCATTTAACAGGGTGGTGCAGGAAGTCACTTCTGGATTCGACGGTGGAATCGTCTCGATTGGCCCTGCGGCCGCCGGCATGCGGACCATGGCCGATGTCACGGGATCCACGGCGACCAAGTTCCGCTACCTGTTGGTCGCTGCGAACGGCATCGACTGGGAGATCGGCGTCGCTACATACACGCCGGGCACGCCGGACACCGTGTCGCTGTCGGTCGACGAGTCGTCGGCCGGCGAATCGCACATCGCTCTGCCGGCGCCCGAGAGCGGCCCGTACGGATGGCTGCGCTGCATTCCTGCTGCAGCCGGTGCCGTGCTGACGTCGGGTGCAGACGCGCCGTCCGCTGCCGATGACGCTGTCTCTTTCCTTGCGCTCGGCGGTGCAGCGCAGGTGTTGAAATCGTACGGCGCTGCAATCGGGCACGGTGCGATTGCGTATGAGGCGGGCAGCACTGCGATCGGTACGGACACGGAAGCGGACGTCCCGGGCGCCCTCATGTACGGAGACGGTGTCACCGGCAGCCAGCGCGCCCACTGGGTGACCTGGGCCGGCCGCGCCAGTAGCAGCGGGACCGACAGCACCAACATCGGAAACGGCCCGGACACCGCCCGGTTCGTCCCGTCCGGGGGTGCGGCGTACCTGCTGGACGTGCGCGTCGTGGGCCGCCGAACTTCGCCGGACGACGCGGTATGGGCGGCATCGACCCGGGTCGTGGTGCTCCACCCCACCGGCGGCAGCGTGACCATTGTTGGGACGCCGTCATTTACGGTCGACGGCGCGTCCGCCGGTGTGTCGTGCTCTGCGGCCCTGTCCATCGTCAGCGGCGGCCTGCAGATCGCCGTGACCGGCTCCGCCTCCGGAGAGAGCTGGCGCTGGGCCGCATCCCTGTCCGGTGTCGAGCAGTGGGGTAGCTGATGGCGTTCGGCTCTGACGCATACGCCACCGCGCCCTACGGCGCTCCGGGCGAGCCGCCGGAGATCGCGCCGCCGCCGGCCGGCCTGTCGCTCACGCTCGCGCTGCGCGTCACCATGGTCGAGGCTCACGATGTGAGCCTGCCGGTGCGCGTCACCATGGCAGCCGATCGAACCATCGCCCTGCCGCTGCGCGTGACCATGGCCGCGGCTCACGATGTGAGCCTGCCGGTGCGCGTCACCATGGTCGAGCCGCTGACCGAGAGCCCGCCGCGCTGGCGGCCCGTCGTCACGCTGGGTGGCGTTGATGTGAGCGCGCGCCTGGTCGGGCAGATCGAGGTCGAGGCGACCGAAGGCGAGGCGCGCATTGCCCGGTTCAGCCTGGCGCCGGCACCGGGCGCCATCGTGCTGCCGCAGTGGTCGGGTCAGCCCGTCACCATCGACAGCGCGGAGCTGGCGGCCGATGGCAACCCCATCAATCCGCGCCGCCTGTTCACCGGCGTCGTCGACGTGCCCGATTACGACATCACCGCACATGTGGTGACGTTCGAGTGCACCGACCAGCTGCAGGAGGTGATCGGCAACCTGCCGCGCGACTGGGTCGATGAACACGTCGCCGGCGAGTACAGCCCCGCGGTCAGCGGTGTTCCGGCCGACACGCAGCAATACGCTGCCGCCCGGCTCGCCAGCGTACCGGCGGCGCTCGATCTTGATCCGTACCAGCAGCCGCGCGTGACGCCGTGGCACAGCGAAGATGCGCCCGCGCGCGTATTCAGCGAAGCCGAGGTCGTCGATGGCTCGTTGCGCCTGCAGCTCGCCAGCCGTGCCGATCTGCGCAACGAGGTCAGCACCGGTCTGGACTACCGCCTGCCGCGGCTGCGTGCCCGCGTGATAGAGGCGCAGTTCGAGCGCACGATCAGCGATTACACCTCGCAGGGTCTCGATATACCGAGCCGCGCCATGATCGAGCAGGCGCTGTCCGGCCTGGCCGGCTGGGAGCGCATCGGCGACATCAACTATGTTGCGGTGGACCCGGGCCAGTACGAGAGCGTCGGCGGCACCGGCTCGATCTTCACGTCGATCAGCGTGACCGATGCGCCGAACCTCGCGCTGGGTTTCGCCGCCGCGTTCGCGAGCCGCTGGGTGCAGTCCGTCACCGAACAGTATCGGCTGACCGTGCGTGCGCAGGCCAGCGTCGATGCGATCGGCTACGCGCGCGAATCGCTCGACAGCGCGACGCTCGATGCGGAGTTCGACGAAGCCGCCTGGCTCGATGGCAGCGCCGGACCGGCGCTCACCCTGCCGCCGGTGGGTGATGTGTCGCTCGACTACGGTGCGGCCGGCGCCACCGACCGGGCCGCGGCCCAGCAGGCCGTGCGCACGCTGGTCGAGCGGGCGCGCGTGGCGATACTGGCCAGCCACCGCACCACCCGGGCGGGCGCCACGCTCGCGCACTGGGCGGATGTCGATGTTGGCCAGCGCTACGAAATAGACACCGCGCCTCTGCGCGCAGCCGGCAAGGCCGTGCGTGTATCGCATCGCCTGGACATGACCGACGGCAGCGCCATCACCGAACTCGAACTGGCCGTTTCCGGCTGCGCGGCGGTCGGCCTGCAGACAGATGACCCGGCCGACCCGCCGGCAGCACCTGCCGACCCAACGCCCGCGCCGGGTACAGCCCAGCTCGCGTGCGAGTGCGACCTGTATGTCGGCCAGACCATGACCAGCCCGCCCTACGACGAGGCCGTCATGATCGGCTTCACCACCAACGCCCGCGCTGGCGCCACGTTCGACGCGCTGGCACCGGCCTATCCGCTGGCGCTGACCGTCGGTGCGCCCGAGATCGAAGCGGCAGTGCGCGACCCGATCACGCTGCCGCAGGCGGCGACCTACAGCGTCGCCATCCCGCAGGACACCCTGGAGATAAACGTACCGTGAGCACCTTCGGATTTTTCTCTGACGCCGGCCTGACCACCCCGGTCACGTCGCTGCGCAAGTACAGCACCGAGCTGGGTGACAAGCTCGTGTATTTCGGTAGCCCGGCCACCGGCAAGACGCTGCAGGATGCCGAGGCGCCCGGCACCGACCTGGTGCTGGTGTCGGTCGTCGATGCGGCGGGCGGTACCGGCCTGCCGGCCAGCGCGGTCAAGCTGGCGGCCACGTCCGGCGGTCTGGCTACGGCCACGCCGGGTGCGGCGCTGAGCCTCGGCGTGCTGGTGGCCAGCGGCACCGCGAACGCCAAGCCGGTGCATGTGCGCATCGACACCAGCGGCGGCACGGTGCCGAACGAGTACACCGACCTTTCGCTTCAGGTGCAGAGCGTGATCGAGGCCGACGCCTGATGGCCGATATCGCCAAGTCACTGCGGCAGATCGGCGGCGAGTCGCTCGCAGGTGGCGGTACGTTTCAGGGCACGCGCACGTATTCGCCGCCGCTGAAGCCGAAGGCACCGCAGGGCGCGAAGCCGCCGGTCGTCGGCAAGGGCCGCACGCCGGCTTCGACCAGTGGCGGCGGGTCTGACCTTGTCGAGGCCTCATTCTCCGCGCGCACCTACTGGCCGACGAAGACCGTGCAGAGTTCTGACGGCCTGTTCGTGTTCGAGGTCAAGCCGGTCAAGAAAGTGACCTGGCAGTCGGGCGCGACGATGACGCTCGCGGAGCCGCCCGCGTGAACGCGCTCGATTCGCTCACGAATCCGTTTGGGCCGCTGGCCCGGGTGGATCTGTGCGGCCATCCGTTTCACGGGCTGGTGACCGCGCCGGCGTATGAGTTCAGTGGCACCGGCACCCTGTCACGTGGTGCCGGCATCCTGATGGACTACCAGATGCCACGCTCGGCGGACGCCTGGGCAGTGCAGCTGGCTGGCGTGCCGCCGGTGGTGCGCGACAGCGGTCAGGCTGCGGCCGATGCTGCCGCCGGCTACACCTGGCTCAGCCAGATCGTCGTGAGCGGCACCGGTCAGGTGTGGGGAAAAGACCCGGGCAGCAATTCGCCGTGCTGGTACTGGCGCGACGCCGCGGGCAAGGTGTGGCGCATCACCGTGCAGAACACCGGCTATGACCTGGCGGACGAGGTTGTTGTCGAGGTGCGGCCGTTCGGCCGCGTCGGCGTGCCGGCCGTTGCGCCGCGATCGCACACGCTGGCGCAGGCGCTTGATGTGCCGTCCGCGCTTCGCACCCAATACTTCGGCGGTGGCCCGGCCTACGGCATTCTTCCGCGCCTGCACGACATCAAGAGCGATGGCAGCGGCGCCATCCTGAGCGTCACCGGGTTCGAAACCGGCGAGCTGTTCACCGACACGAACACCGCGCTGAAAGAGCCGACGCCGTTCGCGTTCTTCGAAATCACGGTGGTGACGGGCGGCGACGGCTGGCCGGTGCCCAGCCTCACCACGCTGCGCACCTGCGCCCAGACGCTGGGCACGATCAGCAGCACGGTCGACGTGGTCAGCACGCCCGCGCCGATCACCATCGCCGGTTCCGGCCAGGTCATCAGCGCAGGCACGGTGTCGTCCGATATCGATGAGTCGGTGACCGACCGCATCATTTCCATGGTCTACGCGGCCGGCGTGCCGACGGCGGTCACGCTGACCTGGTCGCAGTCCGGTACCGAGAACGTTACCCAGGTGGCGACTGACGAAGGCGGCGGGTCATGGACCCAGACCACCACCACGGTCACCGACATCACCTACGGGTTCACCGGCGCCATTGGCGCGGCCACGTTCATGAGCTGGTCAGGCTCTCGATCGGTGACCGCAGTCGATGCCCGCGAGAGCGGTGTCGATGACCCGTTCGGCTTCCCGGGTGGCTTTGCGCCCACCCTCACCAGCACCGAAGCGCCGTTCATCGCATACCTGCTGCCGCGTGGTCGGATTTTCGCGACATCCCCCAATCCAAGCCAGGTCCAGCCCCGCGCCTACACCGCGCGGGTGTTCGGTCACATGTGGCGCGAGGGGCTGACCGGCAGCGATCCGTGGAACTACGGCCCGGTGAGCTACCCCAGCGGTACCGCCAGCGGCGGCGCCAGCACAGCCTACGGCACCGTCCATCCGCCGATCTTCCGCAGCTTCAACCCCATCACCGGTGTGCTGTCGGCGCGCAGCGACCGGCCCGTTTGCTATGTATAGGAGCCGATCCGTGACCGAACCCACCTCTGCTGTAAGCGGCGCCGCAGCCGGCGCGATCACCGCGCTGCCCGTCGTCATGCTCGGCGCGCAGACCGACGCGCTCAGCCTGGGCCTCTTCGGCGCGAAGCTGGCCTGCATGTGGTTGCGCTCCGTGCGTACCCGGTCGCGCGCATTCAGCGCGGTGCTGCTGTCCGGACTGCTCGCGGGATATGGCTCACCGATTGCCGCATCCGTCGCCTCTGGCTACCTGAGCGGGATGCACGTCGATTCCCTGCGACTGCCCATGGCGCTGCTCATCGGCGTGCTGTCGCCGACCCTCGTTCCCATCCTGCTGCGTGTCGCGGCGGCGCGCGTAGATCAAGGCGGGGTGCTGTGATGGATGCCCTGCACGTATGCGGCATTGCAGCCGCCATCGTGGTGCTGGTGCGGGTGATCTGCCTCGCGAGCCACCTATCGCCCGATGGCTGGCGCGGCATGTTGCCGCGCTATGTCGCGTTTTCGCTGTCGCTGGCTGGCTTCGGCGCCTCCGCGTTCGCGGTGGCTGTCGATCTGCCGTATTCCGGCCAGGCGCTGCTGGTGAGCGTCGCCGGGTTGATCGTGTCCGACCGGAGGATGAGCCGATGAACGCCCCCCCGAAATCAATCTGGCCGGTCCGCATCGGCGACGCGCTCTCGCAGCTCGCGAACGTGCTGCTGCTCGACGGCCAGCCGAACGAGAGCATCAGCGGCCGGGCCTACCGCAGCGGCTGGGTACTGACCACCCGGGCGATCGATGCGCTGATCTTCTGGGAGCCGGAGCACTGCCGGCGCGCACACGACGCCGACGTGCTGAGGGCGCACGACTGGGCGCGGAGGTATCCGCGATGATCATCACGCCCGTGCAGCTGCTACGCATCGCACCGCGCTGCCCCGACGCCGTCGCCTGGACCCGTGCGCTCAATGAGGCCATGCGCGAGCGCGATATCGACACACCCATCCAGGCGGCGCACTTCCTCGCGCAGATCGCGCACGAAAGCAGCGAACTCACGCGCCTGGTCGAGGGGCTGAATTACACGACGCCGGAGCGGATTCGCGACACCTGGCCAACGCGGTTCTGGTTGCCGAGTGCGAAGGAACCGACGCAGCCGCCGGTGCGCCGCGACGCCCGCGGATTCGTCCGGGCGCCGGTGCTGCTCGCGAGCTACGTCTATGCCGGGCGCAACGGTAATGGCGCAGAGAGCACGTCGGACGGCTTCCGCTTCCGTGGCCGCGGCCCGATCCAGATCACCGGCCGCAGCAACTACGCGCGTTGCGGCCAGGCGC